GTCGGGTTGATATAGAGTAATCTATATCACGCGCACGAAGTGCGGACCTCCAAAGGTTAAATCCCTTTGGACTTAGTGCCGTAAGGCAATTCAAACATTATAGGTGCAGCGTGTCTCTATCGGATCCGAAAGGCCGGATGCCCGGCTCAACCACTGAATATAAGGTTCAACCTTATGAATATCAGCGGCCAGGCCAGCCTCTTGTTGTTTCTTATCCGAGTACACTACGTTACGCAAGGACGCGTAGTGAGAACACATCTAAGCCTGTTGCTCTTATTCCTGGGACTAATACCCCTTGGCGTAAGGCTTCCTCATTTTCTCGTGCCATAACATGGTACTTCGATGAGAGAACGAACTGGTCTGTCTATTACGGACCATCTCGTACAGACACCTATAGTGCTGGCAGTCAAGTCTTCGTTGGGAACACTCCCTATATGAACGAATTCTTGCCCATGTTCCCTTCAGGTGGTTACCAGGTGCCCGAGTACGATCAGAATGATCGTAATCGTGCTATAACCGAGTGTCTCCTGAAGATTGGTGAGCAAAAGGCTAACATCAGTGAGTCTTTAGCTACTGCTAGACAGACCGTGGACATGATCGCTCAAAATGCTGCGCGACTTTGGGGAGCACTTCTTGCCGCGAAACGCGGTCAATGGGGTGCTATTCCTAAGAAGCTCGGCCTTAGCGGCGGTCGTGGTAGTCCGGGATTTTCTGGGTACTGGCTTGAATGGCAGTACGGATGGCGTCCGCTATGCAGCGACATCCATACGCTTATGGATTCTTTCCAAAAGCGTCCTCCAGAAGCCCTTCTGATCCGGGCTCGCAGAACTATCGGCGGTAGTAGATCCTACTCTGCTTCTGGTAATGCTGGCTCCGGCTATGGTTATAGGCCCATCAATTGGGATACTAAATCAAAGTACTCCACTACGTGTTCCCTTACTGGACGTGTGTCTGATAAGGTTCTTCACGGGAGTAATCAGTTAGGACTTATTAATCCTCTGAGTTTGGCTTGGGAACTCGTTCCTTGGTCATTTGTCGTTGACTGGTCTATACCCGTCGGCAACTTTCTCAGTGCATTAACCGCAACAGCTGGTTTGGACTTCGTGGATGGCTACACTAGTTGTAGGATTCAGGGTGATAAAATCGCTCGTATTGGACGAGAGGTTTATGTCACCACTAACTCCTCCAACACACAGTTTAGGACGGCCCGCTTCGGTTTCCGGCGTGATGCCTTAACCGGTTGGCCGCTTCCTTTACTGTATGTGAAGTCTCCATTTTCCTCCACCCATACCGCCAATGCCTTGGCATTGCTTGCGCAGTTGCGTAAGTAGCGGTCACCATTAGTGAAGCAATTCCGCTTCCTAATAGTCATGCAAGGATAATTATATGCCTCAGCTTGCTAACCTGGTCCTCACAGACCGGGCTGCCACTCCCGTCAATCACACCTTTACCCCCCTGGATATCCAGAGTGGTGTAGGCGTTGTCGTCGAGAGCACGGGTGTTCCGATTGGCGATCGTCGCTTTTCGGTTTCGCTGAATAAAACCAGCCAGAACCGTTATAAGCCGAGTATTCGGCTTACGATCCCGGTTGTGCAGGATGCCACCGTTAATGGTGTCACGAAGCCCACCGTGGTTCGTACTGCGTACGCTGACCTCACCTTTAACTTCGATTCGTCTTCGACGGAACAGGAGCGCAAGGATGTTGTCGGCATGCTGCAGTCGGCGTTGGACTCTGCAAAATGGGTCAACGACGTAGCGGTCAAGCTTCAGGGTGTGTACTAACTCCGTAAGGAGGGTTCTATGCCTAAAGCTGTTGGGAGCATTAGCTCCCCTGGTGGGGGTGAGAGATTAGCCCTTGTGGCGATGCTCCTCACTTTCGCACTAGTACTGTCTGTACTAGGCATCCTTACCCTAGGTAAGGATGTAGTTATTAAGGGATTACCCGATGACAAAGCATCAGCGCAAACCGTCGAGTTACGACGCGAACGCTATGATACCCGAGTCGTTGACCGACCGGTTTATCCAAGGAATTCAGAGCCTTCCAGGCTCCAGCTCCAAGGTATCCTACCTGAAGAGTGAATTCCTGTCTAAGTATGTCTCTAATGAGACAGACCCCCCTTCTGTGCGACGGACAAGAGCTATTAACAAGTGGCTCGCGACCGAAGCAATAAATGAAGGGACCAACGTTAGGTTGTTAACTATGTGCGAGGAATACAGAATACTCCCGCACGTCACCTACCGTCGGTTTGTGGATAAATGCCGTGAGGTCATTCTCGCGATAATCGGTGATTTACCTCCTTGGGAGGCCTTCATAGGGTCTTTCTCTGGGGGTGCGTCGACGAGTCGCAGACGTACTGAAAGCCATCCGGCTAGTAAGTACCTCGGAAAAGCAGACGTCACAGTCCCAGCTTTATCATATTTTCAGGATCTCCTTGAAGATATGCCTGGTTGGGCGAGTTTCCTCGATGACATTGAGTTCAATGTCGTAGAGGGCAACGTTCTGTTCACTGTACCCAAGAACACGACAATTGATCGCTGCGCTTGTAAAGAGCCAGATATCAATATGTTCCTGCAAAAGGTCCTTGGCGGAGAGATCCGCCGCTGCCTACGGCGCGTGGGGATTGACCTAAAT